ATCTGGATGTGATTCTCTATATTTTTCAGCTTTTCTTAATCTACATAATTCTTTATTATTAGAGTAATATTTTCTATATTTAATTCTAAGATCTTCTTTATCTCTACGTATATGGATTTTAGCATTTTTCTTTCTAACTCTTTCTTTTTCGCACTCTTCAGCCCCACAAAATCTTTTTTTACTATAATAAGTAGTAAATTCCTTTCCACATGCTTCGCAATTCCTTATATATTCTTTATAACCATGTTCTTCTCGGCTTTTATTTCTATCCCTAATCCTAGTAGTAATCCTCCTACCTTCCTTTTTACATAAATCACAATATTTTTGATTAGGGGAAATAGGAATAAATAATTTACCGCAAACATTACAATATTTTTTTTGATATAGCTTCATAGCAACTCCTTATTATTTTATTCTAGATATATTATAGAATATTTTTAAGAAATTGCTAGGTAAAATAATCCAAAAAATCCTACTTTTTATTTAAAAATAATCCAAAAAACCTTGTTTTTGTTATACCCATCTAAAAATAGATGGGTATAACTATTTGAATATTATAAACTTCTATCAATAATTCCCATACCAAGCATACGTGGGTCCAAACACGCAAATCCAATCTCTTCCCATCCAAAAAACCCGGCTTTTTGGCTTCTAAGAAGGGTAGGATCATCATATGCTTCGTATTCTTTGCGAATAGGCATAACCAACGAGTCATTGACGCTAAGATCAAAACCAAGTATTTGAGTTTCTCCCAAAGTAGATACAGTACCATCAGCCGCAGTAACATTAGGATTATCCAAAGTATAAGAATTATATGCTTCAGTACCTGTATCAGCTAAGAATTTACCATAAGCTGATGTACTTCCATTAATGTTATATAGACCGGTAGCGCCTAAATGCTGTACTTCATGCAGTGCTACATTCCAAATATTACCCATACCACCTGCCTGAAAAATTTCTCTTCTGGTAACTGGATCAATATCGGTATCCGTCCATTCACGGATATCAGCAGCATCTTCGGGTGAAACATAAAGATCGGTAAGCGTTCTACCAATTCGTTTGAAACCAACAATCATTTTGTTAATAAGCTCTTTTGAAAGATATCCAGCACCAGTAGATGCGGGATTAATTTCATAAATAGGGGCAGGGCGTGAGCCAAGCAAACCCTTTCCAAAAAATCTTGAGGTAGCAGCAGGAAGAATAACTCTCCAACCGCATTCCTCTTCATAATCTGCCATACTTTTAGCAGCCTTCTCAGCAGCTCTCGCTGCAATATCTATTCTCGAATCCCTAGCATAAGTGAGTTTCCAGTCGCCAGCTGCATCAATAGTAAATGTAGGAATATACACCTCTTCCCCAATACCTTCGATGAAGTTCTGAGCAACATAACCAAGTCCCGGTAGTAACCATACAGGAATTTCAAAGTCTTCGGCGACAGGATAACTTGCCTGCGCCCCCGGTCCTAGTCTTTCAACAGCAAATAACTGTCTCATAATAGAATCTCTATCTATAGCCTGAAGGATCGGAGTTGTTAGAGCAGCCGCAAAAGCTTTATATGCCATCAATCCTTCCGGAGTATTGATAGCCGCAGTAGCTTTAAACAGATCTTGCATTTCTTTTCTATCCATAACCTAACATTCCTCCCTCAAGTAGTTTTGGATGCACTAAACGCGCTTTAATCCATAAGTCATTTCCTTGATTTTTGATTTTAAACCAAAAGTTTAACCCTAATAGGGTAAAGCGTAGTGTTGTTATTATTAGCAGTAACCTGTGCAGCGCTTGCTCCCTTCATGACATACGCAAGAACACCTGTAAGTGCTGTGTTAGTCTGAGTATTCTCGGTCGCACCAGCATCACAGAGTTCAGATAAACTACTTTGACGCACAAACATAGCAGTACCAGCAGTTAAAGCAGCACTACCATAATAGTGAATAGTGTCCCAAATACCCAAGTGAGCAACGCCCACAGGAGCAAGTTTAGAACCATTAATTTGGCCATTAGCATCATAACTAGGCTGCGCAATAACATCAGAAGATCCAAGATCTCCTGGCATCATAAATCCAGCGGGATGAACTGCATAATAACCATTTTTCACTTTCTGCATCAAGAAACCGAAACACTGCGCGTTTTCATTAGCAGCATAAATTTTTACCACCGAATCATTCTGGCTGGTATCAAGATAACAAGCTGAACCTGCATAAGCTAAAACGTCACCAGTTCCACCTGAACTTGTGGTTGTGGCAAACTGACAAAATTGATTTTCTACAACAGGATGTCTAGGAATAAACATAATTACCTTCCCTCCTTAACTATATTTTACAACGATTACTCACTTCGAGCTGCTTTCTCATATTTCTTGGCCATTGCTTTACCTAGCTCTCTATATTTACTAACGACATCTGCACTAGGAGTAACTTCCATATTGAGTGAAGCAAACACAGATTTCATCGGGTCTATTGTATTCTCAGAACCAGCAGCAGCTGATTCCTCTTCCTCTAGCGCAGCTTTAGCTTCAGCTTCTTTAGCAGCTTTTTCTTCTTCAGATAATTCTTCTTCGGAAGTGCCAGCTTCTTCAGCAGCTTTTTCTTCGGCTGTTTTTTCTTTATGAGACGATGCTTCCAGCTCGGCAACAACAGATTTACGTAATTCTACACGCTCTGTTTTATACGATTCAAAAGCTTCGTCTTCCATTTCACGAATCTTGGCAACCTGATCTTTTATAGCTTCTTCATCAGTAGCGGATACGCCCTCAGACTTGAGCGCTTCAAACCTAGCTTGTGCAAGCTGGGTTTTCTTCATATCATCAAGTTCATTCTCGGCTTCTTCCGCTCTTTTTGTTAATTCACCCTTCTCAGCTTCAAAATCAGAGGTCGCTCTCTCAAGAGTCTTTTCAAGATCTTTATTAGCAACAGAAAGCTCAGAAACAGTTTCCTCCAGCTCTTTCAGCTTTGAGTCAAACGTACTTAGTTCTTCATCTTTTGCCTCCAAAGATGCGACAAGTTCATTTATTTTATCAGCTGATTTGTTTAGAGCTTCTTCTGTCTGTTTCCTCATAGCAACTTCTTCTTTTTGCTTAAAGATGTTGTCTACTTCATCACGAATATCCTGAGTAAGTTTATCAGACATAAACTAAACCTCCCTATAATAATTTTTCACCATCTAAAATTTAATTACCAACCTCGCTTAGTAATTACAGTTTACCATTTCCTTGGCCTAATTTAAATATATGATTTAACTACGATATTATCTTTTCCAAAGTTGATTTGAATGGGTGCTTAGAAAATCATATCCGGTACCCAACATAAGTATAACATCAAAATCACAATCCGCCCCCGGAGCGTTAGATGTCAATGTAATAACGTTATTAGTTGTGTCTTTGGATACATAATAATTCAAAGACGCACCACTAGCTGATAACGGAGTTACTTGAATAACCGCTTCAGAAACATCATGATTACTAAATGAAACACCGCTAGACACTACAATTTCTGTAGCACCAGATGCCAATGTAACAGTGGTACCCCACATAAAGGGCAGTCTGCGTCCGTTACCTAAATTTCTATACAGTATAGCTTCGCCGTCAGCAGCGTTAACCCTAACTAGTTTAGGTATACTTTTTCTTGAGCCTGTTTGTGCTTGTGGCATGAGCGAGTTCCTCCTATTTCAAATTTTTAAGTCCCTAACAAGCTTTTCAATTGAGCTAAAAGATTGCCTCTTCTATCTTCAGCTTTCATATCTTCTAACTTGTGTTGGGCATAGTTCTGCGTAACTTCTATTACTTTGTGTCTAATACACTCTGGATTATCTGCCCCCCGAGAGGGAGAAGTACATCCAGTGTCATAAAGAGTACACCAATCGTTGTGCAAAACTTTAGTATTCGGGCCTTCAAAAGTAGCATCTATAACGCGCCTTTTATAACTTACACAAATTCCAACACTAGTTTGACTGCGTATATCTACAACATCAACATCAGCCTCTTCCTTATTTTTAAGAACAGTTTTTGGGTCTAGTTCAATCACCATCTCGCCCTCCTCCAGTTCTTTTTTCTTAGCCGTTTCCAAAATAACAGACCTAGGATTAGCAGGATTTTTCACTAATCCACACCCAGAAAATAATAAATTTCTTAATACTCTGGCAACCTCTCCCTTTGCTATTTCCTTCCCCTTTTGTAAAACTTTAGCGACACGCCCTAATACACTATCTGATGCCAATCCTAAAGCTTCGGCTTCTTTTTTAGACAATATAAGGTCTCCTATTTTCACATCATAATCTTGAAAATAAGTTTCCATAGATAATTTCCATTTATTCTCTTTTACTTCTCTAGCAAGTTCTGGAAATCTACTTTTATATATAATGCCCGCAATCATAACGTCTACGTCAAGTTTTTCAAGTTCGTCTTGCTTCATGTCTTGCAGGCTAGCAATCTCAAGTTTATTTCCAGCGTGGTCTACAAAAGCACTTGAATATATATGCCCAACAATTTGAGTATCGTCATGCTCAATATCCAATGCTTTATTATTAATAGTATTATGTGATTTGACAAGTTCGGAGGGTAGAAAAAATGCTTTATTTAAATTTTCCCCAGAAGATACAAAAATACCAGAAAAGAATAACATGTCTGGCGTTTTATTGGCTGGGAAAGGCACTACTGAAGCAACTTCCTGTTTAAGCTCCTCCGTACCTTCAAAAAGTTCTATTTCCGCTTCAAGCGTAACCGGGTCATATTTATGTTCCACACCAAGTCCTCCCAGAGTAAAAAATAAAAAATATAAGTTCCTATTATAATGTAGTTAGTTAAATATGTGCCACTACTAAGAATTGGCATTTCTTAATTCATTCAAAAATCCGTCCAAAAATGATTTAAATTGCTCTTCGGTCATAATTTCTGCAGCATTAGATATCACTGTTTTTATACTTATATCAGCAGCTTGCGTAGTTGCAGCAGGTTGATTACTTGGAGATTGGTTGGGCACCTTAGTCTTTTTAGTAACATTAGTACTAGGTTGTTTTTTCTTTGGCACCTGCCCTTTGGGCCTGCCAGCAGAAGGCGTACCAGTTGGCGAATTTTGTACGAGCTGCTGCCCACCCACGCCGCCGCCTTTTTGCTGAAACGGGCTGCCCAAAATGCCTAAAACACCATCTAAAACTGATGGCAGTTCTTTGTCCATGTTATTGAACTCATTACTATAATCAAATCCAAGTTGCTCAAGGGCAGTTTCATATGAAAGCATGCGTCTATCAACTAGTTGTGATATGGTGCTCATGTACAATATGATGTCGCGTAACACCGTGTTATCCCATCTAACTTTAGGAAATCTATCAAAACCCATAGCTTCGGCTACATACCCATATTCTGTATAAATCCACTGTTCTACTTGCCGTCTAGCGTAACTTACTTCTTCTATTACAGATTTAGTAATAAGCCCAGCTTCGGAAGTGTTAACATTAGTAGTACCATCGACTAACGCTCTAGTAAACGCAAGTCCGCCACTAATATCTTCGTTGACCTGCTTATATTTATCTTGCCCTAAAACAGCCTCTATTTCTGGCGACACTATTTTTTCAACCACCAAAGTGTGGTTATAAACAACGTCAAATGACTTAGAAGTCGTATTAAATATTTGGGCTACGGCTTCCAATTGGGTGGCATCAGTTACTGGGTATGTATCATTTCCAACTGTTATTTTCAAAATATAGTTAGTAATACCATCTAGTGTACTAAGATCAGCTTCACGTAAAGAATTCTTATATTCTAACGAATCAAAAACTTTTACACCGCGTGGTTTTGGGTAACGCTCGTACGGCTGTTTTCTATAATCCACCGCCCCAACAAACATTGGATCAAGAACTATGCCAGCACCAGACGTGATACCGCTTTTAAACTCAGAGGGTAATAATTTCAAAATTAGTTTTTCGTCATCAGTGAGTTCACTACCAGATTTTTTAAGCAGCTTTTTAAGCTCGTCCGAAGGCTTCAACGTAACTTTAGTCTTATCGAACAACAAGCTGCCTTCTATCTCTACCAATAAAGGATTTAGAACTGTATAAGCTATAGGCACAAATCCTTTAGACCAAACTCTTTTTTTAGCAGCTAATTCTTCCTTTAGGGCTCGTTCATCTTTTTTACGACCATCAAGCTTACCTAGCTGTTCATCAAGTTTCTGCACACGTTTCTTATGTATGCGAGCGGCTCTTTCAGCCATTTCTATAAGATCGCCCTTAGCTTTCTTCATGCCAGGAATTGGAGATAGGTAACTAACCCCAGGTTCATATTTACCTATAATTTTATAAGTTCTCACCATACCTACGCGAAAAAAATCAAAAAATATCCAATCAATTACTTGCTTAAAATTTACATCAAAATTCCAAGTGTCGTAAAAAGCTTTTATTTTGTCATCATCTATGTCATTTTCAAATCCTTTAGACGCAAAATTAGTTAAAATATCTATGTGAGAGCCATAATAATTAGCTTCAAAATAATATTTCATAGCCCTTTGAAATATGGTGTGCGGGTCTTCTTCTGAAACTGATTTCTTGATTAAGTCTAACACTGACCTATCAATAACATCACGTCTTAAAGTAGAAGCAAATTCAGCAGCACCATGGAGTGTTATAGCTTTGTCCTGTGGTAATGTTGCTAAAACTTTATTAGTGGGGTTTACAAAAAAAGTAGATTTACCAGTTACTTCATCCACCTCTATTTTTCGTATACCTATATCAGGATATTGTTGCTGTATACTAGCTGTAACTTTTTGTAATTTTACAGAATCCATATAAGTACTCCATTGATTTTATATTATACTCTATCACGCTCCGCGCCCTCTGACTTGTTAAAACTTCGCACTACTTTGTAACCCTCCCTAATACCAAGGATTGTTGTGATTACTGTTGCGATAGTGGTAGAAATTACTATATTCTTTACTACAAATATTAACAGAACTATTAATAGTAATACTTTTACTGATATTAACATATCCATAAATCTTTGCGCCCAAGCTGTTAAAAATTCTTTCCAAGGCATGTTGATAAGCCCTCCTTTTAAAAGTAGCCTCTACTACACATAGTTAGATTATTTTTTTTTAATTAAAACAGCGGCTTTTAAATAATCCCTCCCATCAGTGGCTAAAGTAATGTTTTTAAATTGAGCACCAGTGGCGTGGGGCCTTACTAAACCCTGAGCCGTCAAAACTAATTCCTCTTCTAGTGAGTCTCTGTATATTTCTCTAACCCCCCAAGCTGCCAAAACCAGAGCTGAATATAAATCTTTATTTTGGTTTTTCCTAGGAGTATCAAAATGTCTTACCCCGCGAGCAGTTTGAGTAACAATAATATTTAACAACTGTGATTTTAATATTCGTACCTCTTCGTATAATTTTTCAGCTATGGGGTCTGAAGATAGTGGAAGTGCTGGAAATCTAAGATCTTTGTGCTCCAACAGAGCTAATGTATCAAAGTTAGCATCATTTATCCAAGCTGGAGTAGGATTAACCAGCTGCAAAATACGTTTACCTGCTTTACTTTTAGTAACTTCATCATCCACATCCAATATGGGCTCGTGACCATTATATCCATCTTGCAATAAATCTCTGATTGGTTTTCCACCTCCCTGAGAATCCATAAATACGCGAAGAATATTAAACGTATCTATAAGTCTCTGAAATTCCATAACCATATCTTGAGTGGTCTTTTTCTTCAATTCTTTAACATATACTACTTTATTAGGATCACCCATCTCTATGATAATAACGCCACAAGAAGCAGCCCCACCTTGATTTGGGTCTATACCCATAATATATTTTTTAGATTTTTCTCCTATCAAACGTACACTAAAAGTGCTGCCCACAGTACATGCTTCTAACATGGAAGCTTTAAAAAATCCATCACTATCAGAAACCATCGCAGCTTCATACTCCATAATAAATTCAATGCGTGACATTGTACGTTTAGCTTCCTTGATATTTTCCTCGTCCAAAAAAGCTTTAGGTAATAATTGATATGGTACCTGATGCACAGCGTACCTAGTTTTTTCGCCTTCTTCTTTTATAGCTCTCCAATATGACCTCATTCTATTCCACATATGATTAAATTTAAAATAACCTGACGAAGTCATAATCATCTTATTAGCAGCCGCATCTGCAAAATCATCTTTAGTAGCTAAACCACGTGATATCAATTCTTGCTGTCGTTGGTACTCTCTAACGCGCTGCATAGGCTCAAGAGATACAGCTGCCATAGGGCGCACTACTAAATCAATTATGTCTGTTGGCATTTGCGCCAACTCATCTATTTGTACCAAATAAAAACGAGACCCACGAATTTTAGCCCCGTCCACACCCACAGGCAGAGCTTCTATAAAACTACCATTAGAATAATCAGTCCCTCTAAATTTCAAATAACAAGTATCAGATCCTCTAACAGGTCTTTTTTCACACGCTTCTCTCAATATAGAAGATCTTTGATAAATCTTTTCTACTTCTGAAAATATCATTTTGGACTGCCTAAACGATGGTGCAATTAGACCCACCCTATACCCAGGATATAAAAGTGCGTGCAGTACAGCATTTAACCCTAGTAAAAAAGTTTTGCCAAATCCTCTTGCGCATACTGAAATAGAAAAACTTTTAAACCACATATCACGTAAAACAATTCTTTGTATAGGAGCTAAGTCCACGTTTAATAAATCATAAGCTGCCATTACCGGATCAGTTCTATAGTATTCTATCATAGAAGACCCTTGATCCATAATGAGCTCTATATTCTCATAAAAATCTAAATTAGCCAATTTAGTCCTCTTCTACCACGGTGGCATCTTCATCATTACTATTACCTATAAGAAGTTCTGACCTGCTAACGTCTTCTTCTCCAGATAACATTCGTGAAGCTCTTTCCATGACCTCTCGTTTTTTATCCATATCGAAAGACACTGCCATATCAACTATTGAAAAACCACTAAATTTTTTAGGGTCTATACGATCTTTTCGTCTAGCAGCTAAATTATCTTTCATTTTTTCTGTTTGCTTTCTAAGCCGTTCTATAGCAGTAGAAGCATCTATCTGCCTACTAGGATCGCCTTTACTAGATTTTAGTAGTCTTATTTCAAGTACCCTGTTCATAGATATAGACATGATATCATCAACATCATTAGCAGTCAGTTGCGATTCATCAAAATCTTTCAGATATATGCCTACTAATGCTTCATAAGTAGTCAACTCATCTGGCTCAAATATGTCTGCGGCAGGAATAGTTTCACGCAACAAATCTTTAAATTTGGGTATTTTTTTTGGGCGCCCTCTTTTACGTTTTACCATATCATTTTTTCTTTAAAGTAAAGAACACATTTCTTTAGCCACGTCTTTACCATAAAGTTCAATTATATCTTCCTTTAACATTAGTAATAATTCGGGTGTTAAATTATGCCCGAAAAGATATTCTATGTCATTGCCTAAGCATAATTCCATTTGTTTTAAGTAAGAAAGCTTTTTTTCTGTGATTACGTATTCACTATCATCAATAGCCGCCTTATGACTATGAATCCATTCAGTGGCTTCTTCAGATATATAACTATACTCATGCTCTAAGCTGTCCGCCAGAGAATCTCTTCTTAAAAAATATTCCGACAAAGATCTAGATATTTTGTCTTTGGTTGCTTGAGAGTGGTGAGTACCAAATCTCTTATTTCGTATCTTGTCTTTGGTTTTTTCACTCAACCTGTGCCCAAAAGGTCTACCTCTTTTTCTATAAACCTCAATCTCATGGTCCATTTATCCTACCTTTCCAAATCAATATCATTGATTGAACATTTTATAAGCCTGTCTGATCCAAATAATTCCACCGCTACAACTAGTTTATCTTTTTCAATGTTTACTACTCTGCAAACCATGCCTTTAAATGGGGTTCCTATTAGTTTATAATCATGTCCTTTACACACAGTACTCTCAGGAACCAAATCTTCATATTTCTTTTTAGACAAAACTAAAACACCATCCATTTCTTTCTGAGAGCATTTACCTAAACATTCTTTTATCCATGGATTACTTATTATACTTCTATATAATTCATCGGTATAACTATATTTAATAAACATATAATTACTAAACAGTGGTATGTCTCTAGTTTTTCTACCATGTTTAGTGCTATATTCTTTTATTACTGTTGGGTAGAAATACTCGCTAATCCCTTCTAGAGTGTCCAAAAATTCAGATACTCTTTTATGCCTTTGCTGAACTATAGTCCATACATACCAGTACGCCATAATTATTCCTTAATCCTTTCCACCTTTGTAGCCTTACTACAACATGAACAAACACACATTATTGTATTTGTAGGCGCTGAAATTATTGTGCCACATTCTACACATTCAAACAAATCATGTTTTTTATTTTTTGTTGGTTTTGAAAATGTAAATGGAAGATCCTTATGATCATCAGCAAATTTACTTTCGCGATGAATTTTCTCGCGCAATTTTTTTTCGCCGCCTTCAGGAACCCAGCGACGTTTAGTAGATCCAGGACTTCGTTCTCCCATTTTAAATATCCTTCCTCTTATGATCCACATGAACAAATCTCTTGCTACTTATATAGTCCGCAATATATACGCATTGTTCTTCCGGTGTGTATTGCGATAATGGTTTTTTAACCTTTCTATCTGTCCAAGGACCATAGTGATAAAAAATTCCATAATAAATTTTTAGTGCAGATTCTCTATCAAGTTTTTCAGTAAATTTTTCCTTATAAACATCGGCTATCAATTGAGCCATTATCTGAGGATGCTCTTTAACTGTATGCCCAGATTTTTCTAATCCTTGTTTTGCCATATCATGCAAAAGCGCGGCGGCACATATTTCGTCCCTACTATACTCACAATCAAGCGCTCTACTCAATTCATAAGCCAAAGCAAAAACCTTTTTTGTATGAAGAATGGTACCATCCGGTCCCAGCTCCTCTAATGGGTGGTATTTACCACTTGAACTTGAGGGGCAATCCTCAAATATATAATCCGGCGCTACTTTAATACACTTCGATACAAATTCCCTAATGATTGGTTTAGTTATAAGTTCTAACTCTTCCTTGAATGTAGCTAACCTTTCTTCGTAATCCATATAATTCTCCCTTCAATATAAAAATCCCCTATATTAGCGAGCGCGAATATAAGGGGTATCAGTACTTAAATTAACTCTATCAACAGTTATGCTGGGGCTTTGAGCGTTATACCCAGGGCTAGGAGTATTTCTCCAATGACGATTAGGTTGATTATTATACTGTAAATTCATATCATCAAACCTGGCTCGATCATACCTGGACAAAGTAGCTCCATACTGCAACCTAATCCAATATGGGTTTGTAAATGCAGAAGCTGGTAGTGCCATTTTATAACCTCTCTTTTAGTGCGTCATATTCCTCTGTGTGTTCTTCTATAAATTTAATAACTTCTTCATCGTTTCTTGCAGAGGTTATCCAACTCATCAAACTCATAACAAATTCTGGAATGTTAGTATCGTCTTTCCATTCATACGATATTCTCATATACTCATTGTCTGACTTTTTAATACCTATGCTGGCATACTTATAATCACCGCTACGGTTAATTTCAGACCCTATAATTTCATCCGGCGTAATACTTATGTTTATAGGCTGAGCTACTTTTTTATTAGTTTTATTCGCCATTATATCTTCTCCCCTCGTTTTTTAATTTTTCTATCATTAAAATCGCTGATGCGGTTTCTTCAGCCGCATTATACAAATCATCCAAAGTGCTAGCATTATTTATTTCTATATCAAAATATTCTATCGGTTTATCATCAAGAGACGTCTCGGACTCATGCCTCATACCATGTATCTCCTCAACACACTCTCTTAAAACCCTGATTAAAACTCCGTTATTATTCTTTACGTATTCACATTCATTTATGTGTCTTACATCTGTAATTATAGCGTCTTTTATATTGTTATTTATCAAGTAATCATCAAGATCTTTTACCCAAAAATCGTAATATATGCGTCTATAAAAACTACCAACTTCTTGCATAATTTCTCTAGCAGTCCAATATCTACTCGGCAATTTTGACAGCCCTAATCCACAACCATTTGGAGAAATTGGCTTGTAATATCTTTTGTCGAGCTCTTCTTTTTTATCTCCCCACAACTGATCATCCGTCAAATTGAAATGCTCTTTGCACATATTTTTCAATTGTGTAGCAAAAGCAGCTTGTACAAATTCTCGTCGATATCGTGCCTTGAAGTGTTCAATTAAATATCCGCCTAGTGTGTCTTTTCCTACACGAGCATGCCCGTGAATTCCTATAATCAAATTTTTAACCTCCTTAAATCTTTAATAGCTTTATGTACTTCTGTTTCTAATTTTTTAATACCTTTAACAGCTTCTTGCGCTGCTTTTGTAGTTTGATCAATATTTTCTATCAACTCTTCGTTTTTCCTATCCACCGGTATTAGCTTTACTATATATTCTTTACACGGAACTTTACAATCACTTTTAGATTTATAGAATGTTTTTATTTCCCCATCTCCATCAAAGTCTATCCAGTACTTAAAAAGCATTAGGACACCTCTACATTCCAATATGCGTAATCTATCTCTGATTCTAAAGTTTTAATATCCATTTTTATATTTTCTATTAGTTTAAACAATGCATCCATATCAATACAAATAGTGAGGTCACCAAGTTCATTTTTTCTAACAGCTTCTAATAACAAATATTCATACCCCTCTAATTTTAAACCCATAACATTTCTAATAGCTGTTGCGTCTAACAAACTTAGTGTGGTATCGTTCACCTTAATCGAAGCTTTAGCCTTTGCCCGCTCAATAGTAACGGAAAACTGTTGATATTTTTTGTATAACTCTTTAAGTTCATCCAATCTGCCTTCAACTAAGGTTTTGTTTATTTTAAATTCCGTTTTATCTTTAACAATCATTGAAACTAGTATGTAGTCTCTAAGACTGTCTATAGATTTTTTTATGTAATCCTTTTCCCTAATTGCCTCTGCCAAAAGCATAACACACTCTCCTTTTACTCTGGCGTTATTTCTTGTGCCTGTGTGCCTTTATCAGTTTCTACTAGTACAAATGTTACTCTTTGCCCAGCTCTTAGGGTTTTATACCCCTGCATATCGATGTAAGAATAATGACAAAAGTATTCATTGGCATCATCCCCATCTTTTAATACAAATCCATAGCCACGTTCTGCGTTGACTTTTTGGCATTCACACAAAGACGCTACTCTTTATGCCGTTCTCTAAGAACTGCTCATAGTTTCCTATGAGAATAGATCATCTCAAAACCTTTTAAGGTCTCCCCCATTTCAATTACCAATCGCTTGTAATCTACGTGTCTCCACTGATCGTTGCACATTCCCTTTAGTAGGGCTTTGCTCAGGATTACCCTCGACTTTAAGCGTTAGGGCTTTCCCTGAATTAGAGGGATTTCGACGTAAAATTTCTCTTACGAAGGGCTCATACAAACCATTTAACGACTCCTGCAACTCTTTCTTCAGACATAATACTAAATTCCTCCTAATATAAAATTTATCATGAATTAATTTATGACAATCTCTACACAATGTAACACCGTTAGATACATCATAAATAAGTTCACATTTTTCAGCATCTTTTAAATTATTTATCTTAAATTCTTTTCTTATAGTACTCAGTGGTATAATATGATGAGCTATTAAATAACTCCCCCTAATACCACACTTACAACACGTGTAATTATCTCGCTTAAATACATCACTAGTCCATACTATCTTTTTGACAAAATTTCTTAATTCCTTATTAAATTTTGTTATACCGCCTTTCCAGTTATAGTGGTTTTTACCAGTTACTTGTAAAGCCTGCTTTACAATACCACATTCTGGGCATCGTTTTCCACTATTCCAATTATTCCATTTCATACTGTGTTTATGCCCAAGCGAACAGATATATTCCAACTTCTCTTCACTATTAATATACACATCTGATAAAAGTATATAATTCTCATTCATAAATGATTTCTTTACAAAATTAAAAGCGAGCCTTTTACCACCATTACAATAAGTACACCTATGGCCAGCTTTCCAATTATCCCAACTAATACTATGTTCATGCCCTTTTGGACAAATATATTCAAGTTTTTGAGAACAATTTTTATATTCTTTAGTCAAAAGAATATATCCTTCCTTCTCAAATTCTGATCTGATAAACTCTATTTCTAATTTCTTTTTTCCCATACCTATATTATAGAATACTTTACTAAATTTGCTAGATAATATTATAAAACAGCTGCCATCAAGCATCCGTGTGCCACACAATATAACGGATCTTTTGCTCTACGAATTTCTTTTATTCGAAAAGGAAATTTCTCTTTTTCAGATTCCAACCTAAATTTTTCCACAAAATTATCAGCCAAAGTTAATCCGCCAGAAACTATAATAGGAATTGGTTTTCTAAAAGATGGAAGCTTGGACCTTTCTAACTCATAGACAATATTATCAAGTGCATAGTTTATAAGAACATTGTAATAAACCACAATAGCTTCCTGAATCTTATCCCTTGGATTTAATAAATCTATGTTGGATTCTTCTTTTTCTATTTGTATCATGGAGGGGTTTAAATCGAGAGCTTTTCCCACCGACTGATCAATCCAGTCTCCCCCTTTAGTAATAGAGAATTGAACTATAGGATCCCCCTCATAACAAACCACTGAATTAACTAAACCTGCTCCCCAGGAGATACATGCCCCAGTTAAATTATCATCTAGTAGTTCCGAAAAAGCTATGGCAAAGCCCTCATTTATAGGTTCCGCATTAAACCCCATTTCCTTTAAATAAGCCTTTAGCATCTCAGTGTGGTACAAAACATTGAAATCACTATCAATGGGTTCGGCTGGGATAGAAAAAACTAACTTATCGCTTTCAGAGCCCTGGCCTATTAAACTTTTAATAATAAGCTTAAGCATTGGTAATGAGGACTTTTCTTTTGGGGATAAAACCCCCCGACTCATAGGGCGCCTAGCCTCCATATTCCTTTCATTGGCCATATACAGCGCGTCCTGGCCAACCACAAAAAAATCATGCCCATCAATAATAAAATTTGCTTTCCTACTTTCCAAAGCCATTTGAATACTTTTACGATTGACTTCTGATTTAGGTGTGATTTTAAAAAAAGCATCCCTTTGTTTTTTATATACAGGATGGCCTTCTTCATTCATAGTAGCTGATATAATAGTATTAGTGCCAATATCTAACCCCACTCCCTTAATACTCATAATAATTCCCCCTTATAACTTCAACAAATTTCGCAACTTAGCCAAATCCGTGTTTATATCTCTTTCAGAATCAGTTTTGGAAGACTTATCTTCCTTTATATCTATGTGTGAATCTAATTTCTGTCCACCATCTTTTTCGATTGGATCTATAAATATCCTATCTTCTAGTGACGGCCTGTCCATATTACTACCTACTAAAGGCTTAATAGATCCATCAGATATTCTATCATATAATTTATCCAATTTTATTTTTAATTCGTTCAAATCCACCGAAGATTTTAAACTAGACTCTTCTTTTTCTTTTAAACTAGTTTCCAACTCTGCTATACGAACTTTATTATTCGTATCTATTTCAACCATAACATCTAATTTAGATTTGTATTCAACTAAACTATTTTTATGATCGTCCAATTCATCAAGCACTCTGTTGTGTAATTCTAATTTGGCGGCACTTTCAGCTTTTAATTTAGAAATATCTAATTCTTTTGCAATAATTATTTGCTTGGCTTTTTCAGAAATTACTTCGGTAGTAGCATTTATTAATTGATCTTGAGCGGCGGTAACTTTTTTTCGTTCTACATTCAACTGGTCATTTAAATTTTTTAATCCACTTTCAAATCGCTTACGTTCTGATTCAGCTGTTACAGCCACGGCTTCTTCTATCTTTTTCTTAACTTCCTCTAAAGGCAAATACTGCGAAAGATCTATTTCTGGTTTGGTGGAAACTTCCGCAGACATAGCTGGACTCAGAATGAGATCTTTCAACTCCTGTTCCTTTCTAATTCTTTGGACTAGCTGCTTATCTCGTGGCCCTCCGCCGCCAATTTGCTTACCTTCCAATCTTTTTTTATTATACATGATTCTAGCCACACTATTCCCTCATATCCAAAACTTTATCAATGATCCCATAGGTCTGAGCTTCATCCGCTCCCATAAAATAATCTCTAGATAGATCTTGTTTAATCTTTTTTACTGATTTTTTAGTGATTCTGGCCAGTTCTTCTACCATCTTCTCGTTCAAAAAATCTACTTCTTTCACTCTTATTTTCATATCCTCTATATGACCATCTGCACCACCAGAAACTTGGTGTAACATAATTCTGGCATTTTTTAGTGCATACCTTTTTCCCTTAGCTCCAGATGCTAAAATAAATGCGGCGGCGCTTGCAGCCTGACCAACACAAATGGTGCTTACATCAGGTCTTACATAATTCATAGTATCAAAAATAGCTGTTTCCGCAGACACATATCCGCCTTGACTATTAATATACATTGTTATGTCTTTGGTAGGATCATCAGCTTCTAAAAACAACAATTGTGCTACTACAGCATTAGCTAAAGATTCATCAAATTCTTGGCCAATAAAAACTATCCTATCCATTAAAAGTCTAGAATATAAATCATATACTCTTTCCTCATTTCCTGACCCCTCTATAACATAAGGCACACCCATAAAGTAATTCCTCCATAATTCTAAGATTTATACTACCAAGGCCCTAACTCAAATCTTTTCCAGGTATTTTCAGCTATGCAAACATAAACATAATCACTATCCCAGCTAAACTGCCCAGCATGTCCGATGCCCGACGATGACGTCGGAGTATTATTTATAAACCCACTTGTTTGAATAGTTCCATCAGGGAATTCTATTCCTTCACCAGTTCTAATACCAGAAACCGGCTTAGCAAAAATTATCGGCATTAGATCCTCCTCCATAAAAGCATAAAAAAAATATTCTATTAGTAAATCTTTAGGCTTTTTCAAATCATTTGAAACAGATTCTTTGTGCGCAGCACAAATATATACTTCAATACTCTTCTACTTCAAACTTATATACTTCTACGTATGAAATTACGCTCAGGGGGTGAGAGTATTTTCACCCTGGTGGTGAGAGTATTTTCACCCTGGTCATTCAAATTCATCTTCAATATACAAACGTTCTTTTTTTACACCTTCAATGTATTGCCAAGTACCTAGTATGTAAATATACTGATATTGATTCTTTACTCCAGTTGGAGCTTTATCCTTTTTTATGATACTTAGTTTTTCCCATAAATCCGTATATTTTTTAATTGTATTTTTATCCATGTGACAGTCTTTCGAGAGTTTTCTCATTGAAACTGCCGCCGCTAAAAATCCTTTATCATAATATTTATCACAAATATTATACACATCGTTATTCAACTTAGCTCTAACTATATTAGCCCATAAATATTCATACAACGTTCCTGGGCCACTAAATATTTTTCTATACTCATCATTACGTATCATGGATCTGGTTTTTTTAATAAAAAACTTTCCACCGACAGATGGTGCGTTTTTTAAATCACTAGTTCTGTTTGCGTCTGATATGGATAGTAATGTTTGCTTATTATTAAATTCTAGCATATTTTAATTCCTATACTTT